ACCATTTAGTACTCATAAAAACGTAGAAAAAGAAAAATTACCATGGGCATTACCATTAGAAAATACAGGTATAACTGAATATCCACTTGTAAATGAAGTTGTATCAGTAGTAAATTATCTTGGTAAAGTTTATTATACCAGAAAAATCAATATAACAGGATTTCCAAATAATGATGCTAATCCTACACTTGAACAAAGAGATGGATTTGCCCGGGGAAATAGAGAAATAAAAAATAATCCAACTGATCCAGATGTTTTGTATAAGGGACCAGTTTCATATTTAACTTCTAAACAATATAAGAATACAAGTAATGTAACTGTTTTGGGTAGATATTTCAAATCAAACGGAAAGATACGTTCAGTAAAAAGATTTGAAGGTGATACTGTAATTGAAAGTAGACACGGCCAATCTATTAGATTTTCTTCATATGATGATGTAAGAGATAATGATATTGGTGATCCAAAATATGCAGATTATTATAATAAAGATGGAGATACAAATCCAGTAAGTAATACATTAACAGGATTTGGTAATCCGATGATTTTGATCAGAAACAGACAAAAGAATATATCAAAACCTATACCTGACATATCAGAAAAAAATGCAGGTGGATATGTATCTGAAGATATTAATCGAGACGGTACATCTATTCATATAACATCTGGATTAACTGAATCTAGCTTTAACTCAACATGTAAAAAGAAAATATTTCAAGATCCTTCCGTTTCAAAAGAAGAAGTGCCCGCATTTTCTCCGCCAGGTTGTACTAAATTTAGACCTCCAATACTTACTGGAGATCAAATTGTTATTAATAGTGATAGAATTATAGTAAGTAGTAGAAATGGAGAAACTATACATTATTCTAAAAAGAGATATGGAATTGTAACTGACAATGAATATACAGTTGATTCACATGGTCAGATAATAATGACTACAAACACAAAAACAGTGATTAATAGTCCGGCAATATATCTAGGTCAATATGATCAAACAAATGAACCCGCTTTGTTAGGTCAAACAACTGTTGACTTTCTATATGACCTTGCAGATTTGATATTGGATCACGTTCATTGGCAATACCATGAACATGTTACATCTATAACACATACTCCAGATGAACAATCAGGTCAACTAGCAGATTATCCAACACAATTGACTAATCAAATTTCAACTCCACAAGAAAAATTAAAAGCTTGGAGAGATAGTCTTGATAAAATATTAAGTAAAAGAGTATTTTTAACTGGAGGTGGTTATGCTCCAGGAAGAAATGGTGGTTCTATTGAAGGAGGAACACCACCAACTGATATTAATGTATTTAACGGTAGTGGTGTTCCTGGAGGTTATAACGGTAAAACAAGAGGTCCAAATCCATCAACTTGGAGTTAATTTATGTATACTTTACCTACACCACCATCATTAAACTTACAAAATCCACTAGGTTCTTTACCAACCCCTAGTTTGCCAAGCATTCCTTCTCTTCCAAGTGTGCCAAAATTGCCTTTAAAAAGAGTATCAGGTCTTGATTATAAAAAGACATTTACAGAAACATTCACATATAAAAATTTAAAAACAAACTTACCAATATCAGTACCACCTATACCATCTATACCCGCTGTTCCATCAGTACCAAATTTTTCACTGCCGTCACCTCCTTCAATACCATCTATTCCTTCAATTCCTAATATACCACCTATACCAAAACTTCCAAGTATCTCAAATTTACCTACTGTACCTAGTATTCCGTCAATACCAAAGGTTCCAATACCAAATGTACCTCCAATGTCATCAATTATCAAACCGCCTGCATTTCCAACTATACCTAAACTCAAAATTGCACCAATTTTGCCAGGTACACCGCTTTCAGTTCAAGCATCCATGATAAAACCAGGTTAACTTTGGTAAATAAATAAAACATTTTGGTATATAGTAAAATATAATTATATAATATCAACAAGTATGAAAACACAAGAATTAAAAGAGATAATCAGATCAGTAATAAAAGAAGAACTTCAAAAGACTCTTCCAACTCTTATTCCAAATATTTTGAGTGAAATATTAACTGGTCAAAATAAAACCGTGGTTAGTGAAAAATTGGAAACACCAAAAGTTTCACAAAAACCATCTGAAAACATACAATCATTACAACCAGCAAAGAAAACATTTAAGAGATATACAAATAATGATGTATTAAATGCTGTATTGAATGAAACTGTAGGTGGAATTCCGAGAGAAGGTTCTTATGCGGGATTAATGGGCGCATTACGAAGTGAATCTTTAGGTGGCGCTAATATTAATGAATCTGTAGAGATTCCACAACAAATAACACCTGTTAATGAAGAACAGGCCAAAGTACTTAACGTCATTAATAGAGATTTTAGAAAATTGATGAAAGCGGTTGATAAGAAAAGGACATCAGGTCTTGGTGGTAGTGGTTTAGTATCAATGTCATAATATGAATCCAATTGGTTTAACATTACCTTTAAGATCTGGCATAAATGGGTATTTTGAGCAGTCATATGACACTCTTACTCAGATTAAAGCCAACATCACTAATTTTTTCAACACCAGACCAGGTGAAAGAAGATTTAACCCTCAGTTTGGTACAAAATTGTATCAATATCTATTTGAACAAAATATTGAAGGGTTTGATGAGATTTTAAAGAATGTTATTAAAGAAGACATGAATTATTGGTTTCCAAATGTAATTGTAAATACTGTATTTTTAGACATTACAACCGCCCAAAAAAACAAGAACACTGATAATTATATAATAAACATAAAAATACAATTTACGGTAAACAATCAAACTGATGTACTTGGATTAACTGTAACAAGCAATCTATAATAATATGGCCGAAACACAACCAAAATCCTTTCAACCTCTTAATAAAGATATTAGATATCTTAATAGAGATTTTGCATCATTTAAAGCTGGTTTGATTGAGTTTTCCAAGAACTATTTTCCTAAAACATATAAGGATTTCAGTGAAAGTTCACCTGGTACAATGTTTATTGAACAAGCTGCATATGTAGGTGATGTATTATCATACTACATTGATTATCAGTTCAAAGAATCATTAATGCCATATTCTGAAGAACGTAAAAATGTAATTGCTTTGGCTAAATATCTTGGATACAAAACTACTCCAACCAAATCTTCCATAACTGAAATTGAATTGTTTCAATTAATACCATCAAAGGTTGATTCTGATGGAAATTATGTACCGGATGAAAAATATTGTTTGTCAATTAGAGAAAATATGGAGTTGTTAAATAACTCCGATCAAAATTTCATTATAAGTGAACCAGTTGATTTTTCAGTTGATACTAGATTTTCTCCTAGAGAAGTTAGTGTATATTCTAGAGATGCATTAGGAGTTCCACAATTTTTCTTGTTAAGAAAAACTACTAAGGCTTTTGCTGGTAAGATTATTACTAAAACTTTCACTGTAGGTGCTGCTACTCCATACTATAAAATTGTATTGGATGAAAAAAATGTAGTTAATATAATTACAGTTGTAGATGAAGATAATAATAAATGGTATGAAGCTGATTATTTAGCACAAGATGTTGTTTTTACTGATATAGATAACTCACAAGTTACTGATGAAAATTTCTTTGTTTATAAATCAGAAGTATCAAAGATTATCAAATCATTAAAGACATCAAGAAAGTATGTAACAAGTATTACCGCAGATAATACAACTTATTTGGAATTTGGTCCTGGATTGGATAATTATTCAGATGAAATAGTTTATCCAAATGCGTCTATTATTGGTATTGGATTATCAAATATTAGAAATACAGATATTTCTTTAGACGGAAGTAATTTCTTAAAAACAAATACATTTGGTGCAGCTCCTGCAAATACAGTGTTGACTATCAATTACATAATTGGTGGCGGATCACTTTCAAATTGTAATGCAAATGAAATTACTAGAATTAGTTCATATCAACTATTGAATGATGCAACATCATTGAATCCAGATGAACAAACATTATTTAATACAGTAAAACAAACTTTAAGAGTAAATAATTATACTTCCGCAGTTGGTGGTGCAGATGAAGAATCTGTAGATCAAATAAAACAAAATGCTATTTTGAATTTTACATCACAAAATAGATCTGTAACTAAGGATGATTATTTAATTAGAACATATGCAATGCCGCCAAAATATGGTTCAGTTGCTAAAGCATATATAACATCTGATACAGATTTGGTTTTAAACTTAAAGAATGATGTTTCAGGATTTGTTGATTATGATAACAATACTACATCAACAAATAATTCAGTAGATAATTATTTTAGAAAAATTAATTATGATGTAACTAATCCATTTTCAGTTAATTTGTATGTCCTTGGATATAATGAAAATAAAAATCTAACACAAATTAATGAAGCTTTATTTTATAACGTAAAAGAATATTTAAAAAAATATAGACTTTTAACTGACGGTGTCAATATTATTGACGGATATATTATTAATATTGGTGTAAAGTTTAATATTTTAACATATAAAAATTATAACAACAAAGAAGTGTTAAATAATTGTATTTTAAAAGTAAAAGACTTTTTTAATATTGACAAATGGAGTTTTTCACAACCAATCAATTTGAGTCAATTGGAACTGGAAATTGCAAGAGTAGAAGGAGTACAATCTTTAACAAATGTTGAAATTGTAAATTTGACTTCAAAGGATGGTAATTACTCACCACATGAATATGACATTTTATCCGCAACAAAAAATAAAATAATATATCCTTCATTAGATCCATGTGTTTTTGAAGTTAAATATACTGACATAGATATCAAAGGAAACGTATTATAATATGCACACATTTTTATATCCACAAAAAGATACATACATAACCAATGAGGTTGTATAC